CTCGTATATGATTCAAGGTCTGGCTCTTCTTAGCCTATCAATAGTAAATTTCTCTCATATCTTTCAAAATCAAAATATCCTTTATTTGTAAGAACAATTTATTTAGCCATCTTATTCTCGTGTTGATCATCCTCATGATAATAGGGTGCCAAAAAGTCTTCTTTTGTCTCTACAAATTGTTCGTTTATTAATTTGTCCCTCATATTCCTATCTTGTAATTATTAAGTATATTAAACAATGATGTAATCGATTATTGCTTCTCTACGTTCATTTTATAACATATGTCTAAATTAATTTATAGGTTCATGAGAGAATGATAGGAAATTATTAATAGTAGATCTCCATTTATTTCTCGGGGGAATTTCAGCCAATGTTGCCAAAAATGCTAATGTTTTTGCAACAATAGGTTCTTCTCTTTATTCTAATTCAAAATCATCCTATTCTTCAGCTATTTCTACTACTCTTAAATCTTCACTTAATCCTTTTATCTCCTCATCTAACAATTCTACCAAGAATAGTGCCATGTAACTGTTTGATGAAGTTCTTATTCTTGTTTGCTCTGTCCATTAATATCCCAAGTATTTAAAAGGATCTGTTGATGTCCAAGATCTAGGCAATTCCCATAATTCATGTTCATAAGGATTGGGGTTTCCAGCAGGTTTATTTCTTATATATTTTTTTTATATATTTTTCATTTAATATACATCTGGATCTGTGGGCAATTTCTTTGGCTACAATACTTATTTTTAACTTGATCTTATTGAAAATTCAAAGTAGCCCTCTGAAAAGTCATATCTTACTTTCTTTCCAACTAAAGTTTTATTAAATTTGTATTAATTAACTACGACATATCCGTATCTATATTTGTGAGTTTACAATTATTATCTAATACCTTCGTAGTACATGGTGTCAACTGATAAAAATTTTTCAGCATATGGTTCAGCAGTTGGACATTAAATCTTTACCCATTTTACTTATTAATTTTTAGTTATCTCTTTTTCATGCTTTCTCAAATAGGTCACATCATAGGGAAACACAGTTGTCCTTATTGCAGTAAAAGGTTTTTAGGTCATCTGACATATCTTATGAATTTTTGAACCAAGATCAACGAATTCAGAGTCCAATTCTGCTACAGCAATCATAGTCAGAAGATCTACAGCCATTCTTTAAAAGGGATGTTTGTATGCAATAAAAGT